CAGCTCATCGGATGGGAAAGCTCGGAGATGAATAATCTCTTGGCTTTGAAAGGGTCCAGTGATGGCACCCTCGCAACACTCGATTTGAGTGAAGCGTCCGATCGTGTCTCGTATCGGCATGTAGCGAGCCTACTTGCCAGACACCCCCACCTTCGGGCAGGGGTTATGGCGTGTAGGTCGACGAAGGCCGATGTGCCTGGAGAAGGTGAAATAACCCTATCCAAGTTCGCGTCAATGGGTTCGGCGCTAACGTTTCCCCTAGAGTCCATGGTATTTCTTACCGTGGTACTGCAAGGAATCGAAAACGCGTCCAAGGACCAGCTGACCAGGAGTCGTATAAAACGGCTCATTGGTCGGGTGCGCATCTATGGGGACGATATTATTGTCCCCACGGAGTACGTGTCAGCGGTTGTCGAATCCCTTGAAGCCCATGGGCTCAAGGTCAATTCCCACAAGTCATTCTGGACTGGAAAGTTCAGAGAGTCGTGTGGTAAGGAGTACTACGATGGCACGGATGTTTCAATTGTCCGTGTTCGTCGGAGTATTCCTGACGACCGCCAGCACGGTGAGGAGATTCTCAGTTGGATTTCCCTGAGAAACCAGCTTTATTTTGCTGGGATCTGGAAGGGCGCCAGCTGGGTGGATGGACTACTACAAGGGCTCAAAATACCCATGCCCGTAGTCCTCCCCACCTCTCCGATTCAAGGCAGACACTCGTTCCTTGGCTATGAACGGCCTGAAAGAACGAGCATCGACACACAAAGCCCCCTTGTCAGGGGCGTTGTAGTGAAGACCTCCAAGCCCATTTCTGAGCTGAATGGAGGTGCTGCCTTGCTGAAGGTGTTGACTCAGAAGCACAACCCAACCCTAGAAGGAGGTCAACATGATTCCTTCTTCGGAAGGGGACATGACGCCGCAAACGGTGAGTCAGAGCGATTTGCTCAAGGCTCGCCAGGTGCAGCAGTACAACGCTCACTTGGTAGTGCTCAACAGTCCGGAATTCCGGCTGTGGGTGCACGAGATGTACCCGATCTTTCATGGGTACTCTACGACCAGGAAGGCGCTGGGTCACGTCAAGTCACACGGGAGGTACCACCGGGACGAGTCGAAGGCGGCGAAGCAATTCGTCGATACTTCGGTCTCGGATTCGGAACGGAACCAAGCGTGGGCGATTTTTCTCGCCTAGGAACGCATCTGGACGATGTGGTCCTTGACATGCTTCACGGCAGATCGCCTACTGTCGATGTCAATCATCTACACCGAGCTGGACGACCGCGCAGGGTCAGCATCAGACTGCGATGGGGTACTCCTTGGTAGGGAGTC